TTATTGGAAAATTAATTGATTCTAAGCTTGCTGAGTTTAAATCAAATTTAACACTATCAACAGATGTACAAAACGAAGAAAAAGAAAAAGAAGAAAAAGAAGTAGAGCTAACATCAGAAGATTTAGCGGCTGCAAAACCAATTACTCATAACCCTGAAAATACATCAACAGGTATTAAAGTTAAATACGCACAAAACAGAGCGAAGTCTACTTTAGATCGAGTAATGGAAAGAATAAGTAATTCATAATTTTAATTTATAAAAAAGTAAAAAAATGGCGACAGGAAATCCAGCTTTAACTAGCACTTATAATGGGGAATTCGCGGGGAAATACATATCCGCAGCTTTATTGAGTGCATCAACATTAGACAAAGGTCTAATTACAATTATGCCTAACGTAAAACACAAAGCAGTTTTACAAGTAGGTTCATTAGATAACAACGTGGTAAAAGCAGCAACTTGTGATTTTACAGCAAGTGGTGCATTAACATTAACTGAACGTGTTATCGAAGTATCTGATTATCAAGTAAATATGAGCTTATGTAAAAAAGAATTACATAATTCATGGCAAGCAGAACAAATGGGGTTCTCTGCATTTGATAACTTAGCTCCTTCTTTTGAAGAGTTTGTGATCGCTTATACAGCGGCAAAGGTAGCTAATAACATTGAGTCAAATATTTGGGAAGGATCAACGGGAGACGCTGACGAATTTACAGGGTTCTCTGATCTTTTAGACGCTGACGCTGACGTTGTTGACGTAGCTGGTGCATCTACAGCAATTGGTGCATCTGCAACTGTTCAAGCTGAGCTTGGAAAAATCGTTGATGCTTTACCTACTCCTTTATATGGGAAGGAAGATCTACATATTTATGTAGCACCAAACGTAGCCCGCGCTTACGTGAGAAGTCTTGGAGGTTACGGAGCTGCTGGACTAGGAGCTAACGGTATAAATGGTCAAGGTACAATGTGGTATTCAACAGCTAACGGAGGATCAGCATTATCATTTGATGGTATTCCTGTAGTAGTTGCTCAAGGGCTTGGTGCTAATAAAGCAGTATGTGCTCAAAAGTCAAACTTATTTTTCGGATGTTCTCTACTTTCAGACACACAAGAAGTACGTGTGATCGATATGGCGCCAATTGATGGGAGTCAAAATGTAAGAATAATTATGCGATTTTCTGCAGCGGTACAAACAGGTATTGCTTCTGATATTGTTTGGTACAGAGTATAAGATTAATTAACTAGAGTTTAAAAAGGGTAGGTAAAAATGCCTGCCTTTTTTTATAACATTTAAAAATATTTACAAATGAGTTGTGATATATCAGCAGGTAGAATTGAGCCTTGCAAAGATGTAGTCGGAGGTATAAAAAACATATACTTTATGAACTACGCAGCAGTTACAGGAATAACATATCTTTCTACAGCAGGAAACGAGGATGTTATTGAAGCTGTAACAGGAAGTCCAAGTGCATATAAGTACGAATTGAAAGGGGGAAATAATTTTGAGCAATCAGTTACAAGTTCTCGTGAAAATGGTACTACATTTGTGGAACAGACTTTAACAGCAGTATTAAAAAAACAAGATATTGCTACACATAAACAAATTAAATTACTTTCTTTTGGTAGACCAAGAGTTATAGTTGAAGATTACAATTCTAATTTTTGGCTTATGGGAGTTGATAACGGAGCAGAGGTAACGACCGCAGCAATTTCTACGGGAACAGCGATGGGTGATCTCTCAGGTTATACATTAACATTGGTTGCTCAAGAAAAAATTCCAGCACCATTTTTAGATTGTTCGTCTGAATCTGGATTGTCAGGTAACGGAATTACAGTAGTTGCAGGATCATAATATTAATTAATAGGGCAGAGTATATTCTTTGCTCTATTTTTTTACTATGATAAAGTTAGAATCATATACCGATTACCCTAAGCAAGCTTCTGAGAATGCTAAGATCGCTTTAAGGTACGCAGAGGAAAATGGATGGGGATCTTGTGGTACGCCTGTTGGAAAACGTCGGGCCAACGATCTCGCTAATCGTAAGCCTTTGAGCCGTGATACAATTGCTCGGATGGCAGCGTTCGAGCGTCATAGACAAAACTCAAAAAAAAAATTGGGTGATGGATGTGGTCGTTTAATGTGGTTAGCTTGGGGAGGAGATGCTGGTGTTGAGTGGGCACAAAGAAAGTTAAAACAAATTGATAAAGAAAAAAATTTAAAAATGACTAACTATCAAAGAGTCTTAAACAGACTAACTAAAAAAGAAGAGGTTGAGTTAAAATCTGAAAAAGTCGAATTAGCTATAGCAAACGATGTAAAAAAAATGGCACAAGCTTTTGAAGCTTGGGGTAAAGAAGTTGAAAAAATTGGCAGAGAATACCAAAAAGTTGAATCTCGTTTGGCGCAATTAGCTGCGCGAGGAAATCCTATTGCAAAAAAAAGTCAAGGTCTTATAACTGAAACTGAAAAAGCATTAAAAGATTTAGGCCTACCAAACAATAGTGTGGCTGCATTAAGTGACCTAATAACACACTATAATAATTGGTTTACATTAAGAAAAAGATATAATCTAGATCAGCTAGTTTAAAAAGCATAAAGCTAAATAAATTAACCTGCCATAATCGGTGGGTTTTTTTATATATAAACAAATTACCTAAAAAATAGTTATATAAGTATGGTAATATTAAAAGAACAAGGCACAAGCCAAAATTTTAAAATAATTCCAAGAGTAAACCAGGCTGACAGTTTAGTTATAAAAGGTGTTGAAGGATCAACAAGCTATTCTATAACACCTACCTTTGATAGATACTTTATGGTTATCTCAGGGACGTTTACTTTAAAGCAAGGTCAGCAATACAGTTTTGATGTAAAGAATGGAACAGAGATAGTTTATAAGGGTAGAATATTTTGTACAAATCAAACTATTGCAGACTATACAATTAATAGCGGTACATATACAGAGAGATCATCTAATAATGACTTTATAATAATATAATGGATAATAACATACATATAGTAGAATTAGCAACTTACGAAAAGCCTGAGGTAATAGAATCTAATAATAAGGATTGGATAGAATATGGTATTAAAAATGATTATTATGATTGGATAATTGAGCGATATAAAAACTCAACAACGAACAATGCCGTGATCAACAACGTAGCAAAGTTAATTTATGGTAGAGGATTGCATGCTTTAGACGCTTCAAGAAAGCCTAATGAGTATGCTATGATGAAAGCTATGATTAGTGGAGACGTATTAAGAGGGATAGCTCTTAACTTTAAAATGCTAGGAGCTGGATATTTCCAGATTATTTATAATAAGCAACATACTAAAATTGTTAAGGTTGATTATATACCAACAAGATTAATTAGAGTAGGTAAATGTAACGAGGAAGGTGTTATTGATACATACTATTATTCAGACGATTGGGAAAATGTAAGAAAATACCCGCCTGTAAAATACTCTGCTTTTGGTACAAGTAAAGATCCAATCGAAATAGATTGCGTTAAATTAATTTCGGTTGACAAAAAATACTATACAGATGTGGATTATCATGGTGGTTTGCCTTATGCGGTTCTTGAAGAATCTATTTCTGAATTTCAAATTAATGATGTTAACAACTCTTTCAGCGGATCTAAAGTTATTAATTTTAATAATGGGGTACCTTCGGATGAAGAACAACGTGCTATATCAAGACAAGTAAAAGGTAAGTTAACTGGGGCAAAAGGTGATCGAGTTATTGTAGCTTTTAATTCTAACCAGGAATCGAAAACTACTATAGACGATATAGCACTTTCAGATGCTCCTGAGCATTACGCTTATTTATCTAACGAGGCCCAAGCTAAGCTATTGAATGCTCATCAAATTGTGAGCCCAATGCTCGTTGGAATCACTAATGAAAACCACGGTTTTAGCTCAAATGCTGATGAAATAGAAATGGCTGTAAAGGTATTTTATAATCAAAGTATAAAAACTTTTCAAGATGCTATTATTGAAAAAGTAAATAGCTATTTAGCTTTTAATAACTGTGCTTTAAATCTTTATTTTAAACGCCTTGACTTAATGGAATCTGTTCAAGAGATGGCAATAACTGCTGATGCTGAAAATGTAGCAGCTACAGCCATGAATGGTGCGCAGATTAGTAGTCTTGTATCTATTGTACAAGCAGTGGGGGAAGGCACTTTAACACCAGAATCCGGAGTACAAGTTATACAAGCAGGTTTCCCTACTATTAACGAGGAGCGAGCTAGAGCAATTGTTGGGATAAAAGAAGATGGTAATGTTGATCCTGCAGTAACTTTAAATTCAGATAAAGAATTATTTAAAGCTATATCAGAACTAGGGGAGGAAGAATCAGAAGATTGGATTTTAATTGATGAAAGGCCGGTAGATCTCGCAACAGAAGAGTTTTATAATAACCAGGTTAGGGAGTGGGAAGCTGAATTACAAAAAAAGAATCAAACAACATTATCAAAAGTTTTAAAATTTGCAACAGGTAGAGCAGCCCCTAATAAACCTAGCGAACAGGATAAAGAAGTTAACGGCTTTTATTTTAAAGTACGATATGTTTACGCTGGCAATCCATCTCCGCAAAGAAAATTTTGCAAAGAAATGATGCGAGCACAAAAGTTGTATAGACTTGAGGATATTAATAAACTAAGCTCAATGAATCCAAACCCTGGATTTGGTGAGGGCGGCAGTGCAAACTACGATCTGTTCACGTGGAAAGGAGGGGTTCGCTGCAAACATTACTTCAACCGAAGAGTATATGTAGCAGCTTCAGAGAAAGAAAATATTTCAAGTTATAACACAGTAGAGATCACAAGAGAAGAGGCTAGAAGGTTTGGTTATGTTCCTCCAAAAAATGATTATTTAGCGGGGATTGAAACTAATAAACTACCGAGAAAAGGCTACAGCCCTAATAATCCTAATTTACCATCAGACGTTTAAAAATATATAAGAATGAGTTACACACTATTAATAACAACAAACGATATACCAAAGTTTACAGCCTTAAACGCTAATACTGATGTAGATAAATTTGTGCAGTTTGCTTTAATAGCACAAGACATACATATCCAAAACTATGCAGGAAGTAATTTACTAGAAAAAATTTTGGCAGATATTGCAGGGGGGACATTAGCGGGTGATTATTTAAATCTAGTAAACAATCATTTAAAAAAGATGCTAATTCATTTCGCTATGGTTGAGTACCTTCCATTTGCGGCCTATACGATCGCTAATAAAGGAGTATACAAACACGGCACAGAAAATGGTGAAACAGTAGATAAGAACGAAGTTGACTATTTAGTTGAAAAAGAAAGACAAATTGCTGAGCACTATACAGAAAGATTTATAAGATATATTAATAATAATTCAAGCCTGTTCCCCGAATATAATAATAATACGTCTGATGACATGAGCCCTGACCAAAATGCTTTTACTTCTGGTTGGGTTTTAGATCCTGTTTATGAAACAGTACAAGGGCATGATAAACGAGATGTAGCTATATGAAAAAAGTATACAAACCAAAACAAGTAAACATTAAAAAATTACAGGTTTACTTAATGACAAAGAATAAGAAATAATGAAACAATTAATCGTAGCACATACATCTGTTTTTATGAAAACAATATTAGTGTTTTTTAGCCCAATAAAGCCTATTATATTATTAGTAGGATTATCGACAATATTAGATACAGTTGTGGGGATCTGGAGAGCAAAGAAATTAAAAGAAAAGGTATCTAGTAGGAAAGCACGAAAAGGATTAGTGCCAAAATTAATGAGTTATATAGTTGCGGTTTTGTTGGTTTATACAACAGACTTTTTTATAATAAACGAATTAGTAAGCAATTTTATAAGTATAGATTATTTAGCGACAAAGTTAATCGCATTAGCATTAATTTCAGTAGAGGTTAAGTCTATTGACGAATCATTTAAGGCTGTAAAAGGCTGCTCTTTTTTACAAAAAATTACAGACATAATTTTAAAGGCTAGAGATATTCGTAAAAACTTACGTTAATGGCAAGTTTAAAATATTTGATTATACATTGTACGGCTACGCCTGAAGGAAGAGAGGTTACTTCAGAAGATATTTACAGGTGGCACACCTCTCCAAAACCAAAAGGTCGCGGTTGGTCGCAAGTTGGATATTCAGAAATGATACATTTAGACGGTACTATAGAAGAGTTAGTACCTTATAACGATGATCATTATGTAGATTCTTGGGAAGTTACAAACGGAGTACGTTCTAAGAACTCACAAAGTAGGCATATTGTATATGTCGGCGGAGTAGATAAAAAAGGTAAAAAACCAAAAGACACTAGAACACAAGCCCAAAAAGACGCTTTAGAAATGTATGTTAAAGCTCATACAACATTACAACCTCAATGGAAAATTGCAGGGCACTATCATTTTTCTGCTAAGGCGTGTCCGAGTTATGATGTAGAAGCCTGGTTAAAAGAAATAGGAGTTAACAAAAAAAACATCTATACTAAAAAGCCAACAGTTTTATGAGATATTTAATATTAATTTTATTATTATCTAGTTGCACAAGTACATACTATTTAAAAAAAGCAATAAAAAAAGATCCTGAAATATTACAGGATAGAGTTATTGTAGATACATTAAAAATAGAAACATTAGATTCTATTCCGTATATTGTAAACGATACGATCCGTTATACGTATTTTAAGACCGTTAGGGACACAATAATAACAACAAAGTATAAATACATTAAAAACCCTAAAACGAGGCAACAGACGCGCTTAGAATCAAAAAAAGAAATAAAGACTATAAAAGAAACTGCAAAAATTGAAAGGTTAGATAAAAGATTAAATAAAAGAATTAAACAAACAGAGGTTCGAAAGTCTGGTGGTGGTTGGATGTTGTGGCTCTTTTTGTTTTTCTTGGGTGTTATCTCAGGGGCTTTTATAGTTTTAATTTTAAAAAAGTAGTTTGTATATTAAAAATAATAGTTATACTTGTAAGCCTTTAAGTAGGTTTCATAGTTTATAGTTTTTCAAAGCCTTGCTATTAGTTTAGTAGGGCTTTTTTTATTCAATTATTATGGGGGATTTTAGACCAAGACTTAGAGGTAATTTAAAAAAAGCTTTTAAGCATATTACAAAAAAAGAAACAAGGGTTTTATGTATTGGAGATTTGCACGAGCCATTTTGTTTAGATGGTTATTTAGAACATTGTAAAGATATCTATGCTAAGTTTAATTGTAATAAAGTTGTATTTATTGGAGATGTTATCGATAATCATTATAGCTCATATCATGAATCCGATCCTGATGGTATGGGAGCGGGCGATGAGTTAGATTATGCAATAAAAAAATTATCAAAATGGCATGCAGCTTTTCCTCAGGCTTTTGTTACGGTGGGTAATCATGATCGGTTAATTCGCAGAAAAGCTTTTAGTGGGGGCATACCTAAGCAATGGATTAAAGAATATGCAGACGTATTAAATGTACCTGGGTGGACTTTTACGGATCGTGTAGTAATTGATGGTGTTCAATATATACACGGAGAATCAGGTAAAGCTATAAAGAAAGCTAAGGACGATATGATGTCCACTGTGCAGGGCCATAGGCATACGGAGTGTGGGGTCGAGTGGGCCGTTGGCGCTAATTTTAAAATCTTTGGATGTGCTGTCGGTTGTGGGATCAATCATGAAACTTATGCTATGGCTTATGGTCGAAATTTTCGAAAACCAGCTATTTCTTGTAGTGTTATTTTTGGAGGAAAGTATGCTATAAACCAACCGATGAATCTATAACCTACAAATTTTTTTACATTTTATTTTATTGATTTTCAGCAGCTTATAAAAAAGTTGAAAAAAAAGTATATATTTTTTGTTAATAACTAAAATATTATTATTAGCTTTATCGTCATAAACTTTTAAACTATAAAAAAAATGTCAAAAATTTATCGAGTAAACAATAAGTATTATAGCAATTTTGATATTGCTCTTTTAGAAGGCGTTAAACAAAACCACGCGATAATAACTATTGAAGTGAACGAAACAAAACAACTAGAAGTTGAAAAAAATGAGGATGACTTATTATTAATTGATGATAATGGTAATGAATATGTTTGTGAATGTGATTTTTACTTAGAGGATTATGTAACTGATATATGCCATATCACAGGTCAGCAAGAGACTGAAAAGTTTTATGACTTTAAAAACATACAAATTGAAAGAAAATCTATAAGTCATTTCAATCTTGATCCTATAACATTACAACAAATAAATGATGAGTTTGCCAATATTTGTGAAATAAAAAATAACGAGTTATAATGATTCATTTTTTAAAACACCTATTAGGATTATGTGGTGAGTCTCACCCAAACATATTTACGATCTTTTTAGGTATTCCTATTTTAACCTATTTAATATATTATATAAAAAACTTATTTAAATGAAAAAAATTGATAAATATTTTACTGAATATAAAAGCACTATAATGCAAAAAATACATAATACTTTTAATCCTAAAAATAATGTAGAATGGGACAATGAGTACAAACCAAATATTAAAATAAAAAAAACAATTAGGCCTAAAGGCAAACCTACATTTAACGAAACGTTTAATCACATAAATAAAGAACTAAATAAATTAAAATGACAGAAATAAAAGAGTATATTCAAAGACAAAACTTAGATACAAACAATCGTAAAAGAGAAATCGTATATAAAAGATTTTATTTATTTGCTTATTTGCGCCAAACCTATGGTTACTCGTTGCAAAGAATTGGCAGGTTGTTTGATAGAGATCATGCCACGGTAATTCATGGATTACGTAACTATGACTATTTTAAAGATGATTTATTATTTTTAGAGATTACTGAAGAGATCCGCAGAGACTTTCCTATGGGTGTAATTCAAAGAAATCATTTAATGAGCTCTATGTATAAAATTTTAGCAGGACAAGATGTATTAATTAACAAATTAAAATAATGGCAAAAGAACTACCTTTTTTTAGATTTAACGTTAGCGAATGGCTGACAGGAAATATAGCTTATGAGAGCTATGAAATACAGGGATTATTTATAAAAGTATGTTGTGAGTATTGGAATAGAAAAAATTGTCTTACTATTCAAGATATAAAAAAGCGAACAAAGGAAGATCAGAAGATTGATTATCTAATACAAAATAAGTTTTTAGTTAAAAAAAGAGATAAAATAAGTATTAAATTCCTTGACGAAGAAAAAAAAGAAATTCTTGAAAAGTCTTTAAAGTTAAGTATCGCGGGCAGGAAGGGGGGCTTAAGCAAGGCTAAAGCAAGGCTGAAGCATAAAGATAATATAAATAATAATATAGATATAAATAATAATAATAATAAAATATCACATTGGAATAAAGATCTACCTACAGGAATTTAAATAATAATATTACTTTTAAACTATGATAATAAACCACCGAGACAACGACGATTTTTTAGAGCAAGCTCGACTAAATAAAATCCCTCAAGGATTAGGCATTAATAACCCACTAGACACACACCTTCGCTTTAAGCCCGGTACTTTTAATATTATTCTTGGCCATGCAAATGTGGGTAAAACATTTTGGGTACTCTTTTATTTACTTTGTTTATCTAAAATTCATAAAAAAAAGCATTTAATATATGCTGCCGAAAACACAGTTAATGGTCTTAAAAGAAATCTAATTGACTTATATGCTGGTAAAAAAATAAAAGACCAAACAAAATTTGAGCTTAAAAATAATAAAGAATTTATTGAACGACATTTTGATTTTATAGATCACCAAAAAATTTGGTTAATAAATGATTTTATGAAAGGCATACAATCAATAGATAAAAAATATGATAGTATAATGATAGATCCTATAAATGCTTTCGCTAAGCCTAAAGGAATAAATAGCCATGAGCATGATTATGAGACAGCAAGTAAATTAAGATTATTTGCTAAAAAGTTTAATACTACAATTTATGTGTGTATGCACGCCTCAACAGAAGCTTTAAGAAAAGTACATCCTATAAAACATAATTATGAAGGAATGACGATCCGCCCTAATGGGGCTGATGCTGAAGGAGGGGGCAAGTGGCTTAACCGCTGTGACGATTTTATAACGTGTCATCGTTATACATCTCACCCCCATGATTGGATGTATACTCAAATTCATGTGCTTAAAATTAAAGAATGTGAAACCGGGGGCTGCCCTACTTTCTTCAATGAGCCTGTATTATTTAAGCTTGAGCAAGGAACAAAATTTACATGTGAAGCAATTAATTCTTTAGATATATGATAACATTTGAAAAAATATCGGACGTTCACTATAAGGCTTATAAATATGAATTATTTTTAAATAGTATAGAGATACATTTTGATAAGTATGTAATTGTAAATCGTTATTCTCGTTTAGACGTGCCTAAACATTTAAAAGAGTATTTACCTTATTTAATTTTAGATACTTATAAACAGGACTTAAAAACATATAATTTAAGAGAATATAGCGATTCTCAACCAGAAGGTACATTATCAATTAAAAAGATGTTAAATAAATTAAAAAATGAGGTGCAAAAATTGTAAAGAAAAATTTGAGCCTAAACAATTTAATAGAAAGTTTTGTTATAAAGACGATTGTATTAATGCTTATTTTGAATATTTAAAAAAGCAAGCTGCCAAAAAATGGAATAAAGAAAAAAAAATTAGAAAAGAAAATCTTAAGACGGTACAAGATCTACTTAAAGAAGCACAGACAGTTTTTAATCGTTTTATACGCCTTAGAGACAACGGCCTTCCCTGTATTTCTTGTCAAAACCCAAACCCTAAAAAAGTAAATGCAGGTCACTATATAAGCTCAGGATCTTGTAAATATCTTACTTTTCATTTAGACAATGTGCATCTCCAGTGTGAATATTGTAACACATATTTGCATGCTAATTTAGTTGAATACAGAATTAATTTAATTAAAAAAGTAGGCTTAGATCGTGTGCTATATTTAGAAAATAGTAGGCATAAAACAAAAAAATATACAAGGCAAGAGCTATACGAAATAATAAATAAATACAAAAAAGAAATAAAAAAATTAAAAAGTATATAGTTTATATATATTTTTTTATTATATTTGAGTATTAATAATAAAAAAAACTATTTAAAACTAACTATGGAAAAAGTAAAATTAACAGAAACAGAAAAATTAGTTAAGCTAATAACATTAAAAGGTAAAGAGCAACTTGTAAAAGATTTTAAAAGTATTAAATTAATTAAAGGTAAATTATGCAGTAAAAAGTATAATTCTTTTGAGGATCTACAAAAAGTTTGTGACGCAAATAGATATATATCTTTGAACTTTACTTTAGTACCACCAGTTGAGGTTGCTAATAAAGTGATAGAAAACATACATAAAGAGTTAGCTTTATCATAATAATAATAACAATAGAGGGTATAATGCCCTCTTTTTTAATATAAATAAATATGAAAGTAAAACCAAACGCTAAAAAAAGGTTATATGCACCTGATGAAGATTGCTTAGCAATTATTAAAGCAGAGCTAAAAAAAGAAGGATTAAAAAGTAACAACTCACAGGCCGTGAATGTTGCGGTTTTTTTTCTAGCTAAAACAATTAAAACTAAAGAGGCCGGTGAACGAGCTTATAAAAAAGAACAAAAAAGTAATAAAAATAAATCAAAACAAAAGTTAATTAAATCTAAATAACTATGAATAAAACAGAAAAACAACAGACAAAAGGTATTTACAAAAGTTTAGCCGCATTTAGCCAAGAGTGCCCTGTGATTTTAAAAGAGACTAAAGGCTATGGCTATAATTACGCGGACTTACCTACAATTTTTAAAGTAATTAATCCTTTATTAAAAAAACATAAGTTAGGTATTACTCAACTTATGGATGAGGGTTGTATAAAAACGATCTTATTTCATATTGAAACAGGCCAAACAATAACAAGTAATACGCCTATACCTATGGACGTATCTTTAAAAGGCATGAATGATTACCAGGTTTTAGGTAGCGCTGTTACATATATTCGCAGATATGCTTTATCTAGTATGCTTGCAATAGTGACTGATAAAGACACAGATGCAGCAGGGGAACAACTTCCAAAAAAACAAAAAAAGACGATCACTAATAATAGATTTGAAACAGGAGTTGAAAAAGTAGCTAATGGTGAAATTACTAAAGAAGCTTTTTTAAGAATGTTGCAAGAGTTTGAGCTTTCAGATATTCAAGTACAAGCACTAAAACTATTATAAAATGAAAAAACTATTAATAAGAGCTTCTAGTTTAGGCAAAATAATGTCTGATAACCCGGGTGTAAGGTTAACTGAAAAGCAAAATATTACACTAAACGATCTATTATCTAAAATTAAACTGACTAAAAAACAGTCAGAGTTAAGAGATTCTTTATTATTAAAAAGAGATGCCCCCCCTGAACTATCAAAAGGTGGTAAGTCTTATATGAAACAATTATGGTTAGAAAATAACTATGATATAAAACAAGAAATAAATAGTAAGTACATAGATAAAGGAAATGAAGTTGAAAGCTTATCTATAAAGTTGGCTGAATTAACAACAGATCTTGGTGAACTATATAAAAATAATGAATACTTTGAGAATGATTTTGTTTGCGGCACGCCTGATGTTATTACAGATACACATATAATTGACGTAAAATCAAGTTGGTCTGCAGCTACGTTCCCGTTTTTTGAAGAAAAAATACCAAACACTCATTATGTACATCAATTAAAAGCTTATATGTGGCTAACAAATATTCATAAGTCTTACTTAACTTACTGTTTAGTACCTACTCCAGAGATTTTAATTCAAGATGAAATTAAAAGAACCTCTTGGAAAAGGGGAGAAATTGAAATTAGTGATGAAACAGAGGAAGAGGTAAGGCAATTTCATAACCTTGATAAGATCCCTATATGGGAGCGGGTAAAGTCTTTTGAGCTTAAATTAACAGGTGAAGATATTAAAGATATGAAGGAAAAAGTAACGCTTGCCAGGAAGTATTATAAGAGTTTAAAATAAAATTAGTATATTGTAAAAGTTAATAAATTAAAAAATAAGTGTATGTCTTTTAAAATTAAAGGAACGATCGCCTCAATAGGTCAAAAAAAAGCATTAGATAATGGTGCAATAGTATTAGATTATGTGGTTAATCATATAAGCGAGAATGGTTATGTGACCCCTTATAGCTTTAATATTTATAAAGCTAGTGAATATACACAGCATTTAGATTCTTTTTTAGAATTTAATAAAGTAGGGGACCAAGTAATTGTTGAATTTAATATCCGAGGAAAAGAATATAATGGTCGAGTTTATAATTCTTTATCTCATTGGAGATGTGAAAAAGCACATGGTGCTTCTATGGAATTAAACGAACCTATAGAAGAACAATCCGATAAAGACTTGCCATTTTAATTAATAATAAAAATAAACTATGAACATTTTACAAGAAGCAGACGAAATAATATTTAATAGATCTGAAGAAAAAGAACGACAATATGGCAGCTTTAAAGAATCAATGACTAAAGCCGCTAAAATTGCATCAGAACTATGCAATAAAGAAATAACAACAGAAGATTTTTATAAGTGCATGATAGCTTTAAAAATATCAAGGATGAGCTTTAATACTAAAAGAGATACAATGCTTGATTGTGTAGGGTATATAGCAGCTCTTAATGACTTTAAAAACGATCTGCCATGAGTCCTGGTTTTGAAAACACCTATAAAAATTTACTTAAAGAATGTATAAGTGAGGGTGTTATTTGTAAAAATAGAACAGGTGTTGATACTTATAAGCTTTTTAATAAAAGCATTAATATAGATTTAAGTAAAGGTTTCCCAATAGTAACAGGTAAAAAGATTTTTTTTAAAAAAGCATTAGCCGAGTTTAAGTGGATATATGAGGGTAAAACAGATTTAAAGTTTTTACACGATAATAATATTTATTGGTGGGATGACTTCGCTATTAAAGGAAAGTTAGGTAAAGTTTATGGCTATCAAATAAGCTCATTTAATGGTATTTTTAATCAAATAGAATACGTTATAAAAGAAATTAAAAACAATTCACGACGTGCAGTAATAACGCTATGGAATCCTACTGACTTAAAAGATCAAAGTTTGCCGTGCTGTTATACACAATTTAATTTTGTAAGGCAAAACGATAATTTAAATATGGTAATGACTTTTCGCAGCTCCGATCTTTTTTTAGGCTTACCTTATGATATAATTGTGGGGGCTTTATTTTTAATAACAATAGCAAAAAAATTAGGTCTTAACCCTCTTACATTAGGCTTAAATTTGGCGGACGCACATATTTATAAAAGTCATATACCTGCAGTTAACAAATATCTTATGTCAAAAATGTATGCTTTACCAAAAATAAAAGGAAGTTATAAAGATTACTCTTTATGTAATTATAAACATGGAGAGTATATTAAAGCAGATTTAATTAAGTAAGATGTATTATATTTACCATATACCAGGTATAAAAAAAATAGGATGTACAACAGACTTAAAAAAGCGCGTAGAAATTCAGCAGGGTTTTAATAAAAAAGACTATACGGTTTTATATACTACAAATAGTATAAAGAAAGCGTCACTATATGAATTTAAAGAACAATTAAAATATAAATATAAAACAGATAATAATAATTACATAACAATAAAAACTAAAAACATGAAAACAACACACGTCACAGATCAAACAGTAAGCTTTAAAGTGAACAAAAAAGCTATAAATAAAGATTATTTTAAAGGTATGGTTTTTGATTTACCAAAATTAGGTGTTATTGAAATGAATAATGATGGCATTTGTAAGTGGGCTTATGATAATTTGCAGGAGTCTTTTAAAGTAAAGGGCACTTATTTTTTATATTGTAAAGCTTTATATAACGCTTATAAAGTTTTTTCGTTTGGTGAGGATGAAAATATATATAACAAAATTCGATCGTGGGCGCAGGATAGAGGTATTTATGAAAAAGGTGATAGCAAAACACAGTTTGTTAAATTACAAGAAGAGTCTGGTGAGTTAGCAAAAGCACTTCTTAAAAAAGATCGAGCTGAAATAATAGATGCTATTGGAGACATCGTAGTTGTATTAACTAACTTAGCAAAGTTAGAAAAATTAAATATTGAGGATTGTATTGAGTCAGCATATAACGTAATTTGCCAGCGTAAAGGCAAAATGCTTAACGGTACTTTTGTAAAAAATGAATGATTACTTTAGAAATATAAATGAAGATATATTGTATGTTGTAGAATACAAGGTGAAAGGAGAGCTATTTATTCGTAAGTATGCGTATAATTCAAAGTGCTTAGATTCAACAGAAGGCATTTTATATACAAACACGTTAGCAGGATCAGAGCTTATTTTAAATAGACAGTTTTTAGAGTATAGAATTGAGCGGCAAATGAGAATTAACGAACAGTTTGAATAAACAAATAGTATATTTTTTAGTTATATATATATGGAATGGTTTGAAATAGTATCGCAAAAGCATAATGATTATTTAAAAATAGTCCGATCATTCCCCGAAAATCAGCAGAATATTTATATAGAGGATATAGTACAGGATGCTTATATTGAATTATCACAGTTAGGATCAAAAAAGCATAAGGATAATGATAAGAGAGTAAACAGCAAGTATAAGGATCTTCCTATAAGTCAAAGAATTTTAGATCAAAATAACCAGGTAAACATGATTTATATGTGGATTACTCTAAAAAGAGTCTCGATGAATCATTTAAAATCCCGTAAAAGAAATCAGTATATTATAAAATTAGGTGAAGGGTTTGATGTACCATTACAAGAAAGTGTAGAAAATGAAAAAGCTTTTGAAATTATAATAGATAAAATACACGCAGAAACAAAAAAGTGGCATTGGTATGATCGCATGTTATTTGATACATATATAGCTAATGAAAAAAGCATGCGGTGTTTATCTAAAGAGACAAAGATTAGTTTAACCTCAGTATTTAATACTTTAAAAAATTGTAAAAAACGATTACGTGAAAATATAGGGGAGGACTATTTAGATTATTTATATAAAGATTTTGAGTTAATAAAGTGATCCCTGATATATTAATAGTGTCATGGATATTAGCTGCGTTTGTGGTGGTTTATATAATATTTAATAATAATGGCTAAAAGAACAGTAATAACAAAACTGGTTACACCTAAGATAAAAAGAAAAGGCGTACATAGTAAAAGCAAAACAAGTAAATTAAAGTCCTCTAAAAATTATAAAAAAAGATATAGAGGGCAAGGCAAATAATAATAATTATGGAAAAGAAAAAAACGACTAAAAAACAGTCGGCTAAAAAAGTGGTTAAAAAAGAAAAAAAAGCGGTTGAAAACAAACCAAAAGTTGAAGGCTTAGGGGATGTAGTAGAAGTGATCACAGAAAAGACTGGAATTAAAAAAGCTGTAAAAGCAGTATTTGGAGATGATTGCGGGTGCGAAGAACGTAAAGAAAAATTAAATGCTTTGTTAAGCTGGAAAGTTGAATGCTTAGATAAGTATGAGTATGAAATATTAGATGAGTTTTTTGCAGGTAATCCTAAAATAATAAGGCCCTCTCAGTGGCGAGATCTGGCTGCAATAGCTAGAAGAATATTTAACAGAAGAATAGAGAATGATATGGGCTGTGGAGGCTGTGTACGAGAAGTAGTAGGAAAGCTTAAAAAGGTGTATGAAGCCTATGAAGAAAAAGACTAAAATAAAATAAGATCTATTGATAAAAAAAATCAATAGTTGATTTGTATTGATTATGGATAAAAGAAAAAATAACGGAGGCAACAGTACAAAAGCGAAAGGCTTAGATAAAAGAAAAAATGAGTATAGGAAAGCTTTAGAGCTCGCTGCTTCGCCCGAAGATGTTGTAGAAGTAATTAAGAAGCTAAAAGAAAAAGCGGTTGATAAAAGCGACGTAAACGCGATTAAACTATTTTTAGAGTATTATCTAGGTAAGCCTAAAGATAGTATAGAGATCGAAGGCAGCTTAAATACAGGGTATACATTTAATGAAGTTATACAATTAATAAAAGGTGATAAATCATAAGTATTTAACATTAAATAATTCAAGTAGATACTTTATTGTAACAGGAGGCAGAGGGTCTGGTAAGTCATATTCTATAAATATGCTTTTATGTTTGCTAATGGCGTATGAACCAGGGCACACTATTTTGTTTACTCGATACACATTAAGATCAGCATCAATATCTATTATCCCTGAGTTTGTAGATAAGATACAGTATCTTAAAATGTTTAATAATTTTATTATAACAAAAGATGAAATAATACACAAAGAAACAAAAAGTAAGATCTTATTTCGAGGTATTAAAACATCGTCAGGTAACCAGGTAGCAAATCTTAAGTCATTACAAGGCGTAACGACGTGGGTCTGCGATGAAGCGGAAGAGTTAGTTGATGAAAATATTTTTGACACAATTGATTTATCAGTCAGGCAGAAAGGTATTCAAAACAGAGTTATCATGATTCTTAATCCTGCTACAAAAGAGCATTTTATTTATAAGCGGTTTTTTGAGGAGGTAGGTATGCAAGCTGGAGTAAATACAAGTAAAGGTGATATTACTTATATACATACAACGTATTTAGATAATAAAGAAAATTTAAGCTCAAGTTATATATCACAAATAGAGCGTATAAAAAAAACTAACCCTAAGAAGTTTGATCATATAATAAAAGGATCTTGGATTAATAGAGCGGAAGGTGTAGTGTTTAATAATTGGTCATACGGAGAATTTAATCCTGACGGCTTACAAGTATCGTGCGGGATGGACTTTGGCTTCTCTGTAGATCCTGATGCTTTAATTTCTTGCGTTATAGACACGAAAAAGAATAAGATATACCTTAGGGAGGAAATTTATCAAAAGGGTCTTAAAACTCACGTATTAGCTTCTATAATAAAAGAGAAGGTAAAAGATACTTTAATTATTGCGGATTCAGCAGAACCTCGTCTAATAGAAGATTTAAAACACCAGGGTATAAATATTCAAGCTGTAAAGAAAGGCACAATAGAAAGCGGTATAGTTAGGATGCAGGACTTTGAAATTATAGTTGATCCTGAAAGCATAAACATAGGAAAAGAGTTTAATAATTATTCTTTTGCAGATAAGTCAAGTAAGCTATATATAGATAATTGGAATCATGCTATAGATGCTGCTAGATATAATATTATTTACCACTTAGATAATCCGACAAGAGGTCAGTATTATATACAATAAAAAAGGTGCTTGCCACTCTCCCAAACCGCAAACACCCTTTTTGTTAATAAACAATAAAACGTAAATATAATAATTGCTTGCGACAAAAACAAAAAAAAATAGTTAATTAAATATAATATGAAAGTAGAAATTGAATATCCTGATAATTTGAACGAGATCTCTGTGGGTCAGTATCAAAAATATGTTAAGGTGACAAAAGACATTAATGGCGAGTTTTTAAATCAAAGGACTGTTGAAGTGCTTTGCAATATACCATTTGAAAGGGTTACACTTTTAAAACATTCAGATGTTAAATATATAGCTGAGGAGCTGCATAAGTTATTAAATAGTCAAGTAGAGTTTAAGCATAGGTTTAAAATAAAAGGTCAAGAGTTTGGTTTTATACCTGACTTTGAGGAGATCACATCTGGAGAGTATGCAGATCTTACAGCTTATTTAGGCAAAGAAGGTGAAATGCACAAAGCAATGGCCGTTTTGTTTAGACCTATTACAAATAGAGTAGGTAATAAATATGATATATGTGAGTATAAAGGCACAAAGGAGTTCGCTGATCTTATGCAGTATATGCCTTTAGGTATTGCTCTTGGGAGCTTGGTTTTTTTTTGGAGTTTAGCGAACGACTTAAAAAACGATATCCACCACTCTACCAGACAGGAAGCGATCAAGATACTCAAGGAAGAATTTCCAGCTTTGGCAAAAAGTGGGGATTTTACCAAAATTTCTACCAACTCGCTCAAGGAGATGTTAGAAGATTTGACGAGGTTAGCAAGTTAAATATACATTTATGTTTGACTTATTTAAGTTTTGAAAAAGAAAAAAATGAGCTAGAGGCTGAACTAATTAAAAAGAGTTATAAAAAATGATAACATATTACAACTTATTAGACACAATAAAAACACAATTGCTAGAAGATCCACAATGCAATTCCGTGACAGAGGGTTCTATATGGGAAATCGATATAGATAAACAGAGTATAATGCCTTTAAGTCATATTCAAGTTAATAACGCCACAGTAACAGAAAGGACTAATATTTTTAATATTACTGTTTTTTGTATGGATATAGTAGATAAATCTAAAGAAGCTACAACAGATAAATTTAAAGGTAATGATAACGAGCAAGATGTATTAAATACCCAATTTGCGGTAGCTACAAGAATACTAGAATTAATGAGGAGAGGCGATTTAAGAAATGACAACTTTGCTTTAGCTGATGGATCACAGCCTACTCTTGAATCGTTTACTGAAAGGTTTGAAAATTTCTTTGCTGGATGGGCAGCCACATTTGATGTAGAAGTGCCTAATGAAATGACGATCTGTGGGACAGTTGCGCCGTCAGTGTGTGAGGATGCTACATATAAAATTACTGACTCAGCAGGCACTACTTTGTATACTGGATCAATTGTTTCCGGGGGATCATTAACACAAGCTATTTCAAATGGTACTGTCAGCAATTCAGATGATAGCTTTACAAGTACAATACTAGCACAGGGTACTTTAGCATTAGGAGATATAGAGATCTCAGTTAGGAATAGTGCAGGAGCTGTAGTAGGTACAAACACTTTGCCTGCGGCAGTCAATGGTACAGCAACAGCGCCAGATGGAACAGTAAGAAATTCAGATGGCAGTTACTCTTTAGCAGTAGTTTCAGGAACAACAGATGGGATTATAGCTGATAGTACAATGAATTTTAATGGAGCTTCTGAGGGTACTTTTGTAAGTGCTAAAACAACGGCTGTTACATTAAAAGACGAAACAGGATCAAACCTAACTCCAACATCAAAAAGTTTAGCAAGTAACACATTAGCATTAGTAGTACAAAACCCTTTGACAGTATTTACAAATATGTACACAGGAAAAGCAGTTTCTCATGGTGGTGTTGTCGAGTCAATATCTTGTATAGATACATCAGATGTATTTAGTGCCGCCCCTGTAGGTAAGATCCAACCATCAGCTTATGGCACAGGTAAGCTTATAGCTATGAAGCCATTAGCAGGAGGATTTGATTTGGACGTTGTTAGATCTACAACCGCGTACAGAACGAATAGTAGTAATGTATTAGAGTCAGTAGCGGCTAATGTACCTAGACTAGATTATGATGGTGTTACATGTCCAAGTATTTTAGTAGAAGCACAATCAACTAATCTATTATTATATTCTCAAGAATTTGATAATGCTTGGTGGAAAAAAAATAGTTCAACAGTAACAGCTAATGATGCGGTTGCTCCGGATGGTACAACAACTGCAGAAAAGCTAGCATTAGGTGGAGTGAATTCTGCTAGGGTATTTAGAAATAGTACAGTGACAACATCAAACACTCATGTATTTAGTATATGGATGAAAGGTACTGCTGGGGAAAAAGTTAGTATAGAAGCAGGATCAGGAGGCAACTCAGTAACATTAACGGCTGATTGGGTTAGATACAATGTAGTAAATACTGGGGGCGAAACATCAACAAATTGCAGGGTAATAAATAGAGCAGCTGATGGAGACGATGCAAACGATGTATATATCTGGGGAGCACAGCTTGAAGAAGCCTCAACACCATCATCTTATATAGTTACCTCAGCGGCCCAAGCTACAAGAAATGCGGATGTATTATCAGTAACAGGATTAACAGGATCGTCTACAGTAACAGAAACATTTGAAGATGATTCAACAAACGTAATAAGCAATCCAAGTACATATACAATGAGTACAGGAAGAATTAAAAAAGTAACACGCACAGTATGATAGTATATAAGTTAAAATATGAAGATTATAACTCGGCAATTTTACACCTAATTTCTAAAGGCGTTTATAAAAACTCTAAGCTAGAATATGGAGAGGGTGTAGAATCTGTTGTTTTAATAAATAAAATACAGTTAACAGAAGGAACGTATGATGACCAAGATAGGGTAATTACAGAGCCAACTTATGAAGATGGTTTTTTTGTAGACGTTATGAGTTCGCAAAAAATAGATTTTGGAACAGATGAATATAAATATTTAGTGTTTCCTAAAACTCCTGTTCATGTGTTTGCAAATAATTAAAGGTTATGTCATTTGATACAAAGAGGGTAGCTAAGGAATTGTCGGATTTTGGTAGATATGTTGTAAAACAGTCTAGGTCAAAGCTAACTAAAAATAAAAGTAATGACACAAGGAATTTATATGGGTCTTTACAGTTTAAAGAAAAAGTGATGAAAAACAGTTTTTCAGCTTCATTTGTTATGGCTGATTATGGTGATTTTGTTGATCAAGGGGTAAGAGGGGCATACTCAAATTTAAAAGCCCCAAACTCACCTTTTAGATTTAAAAGAAATAAAAAAATAAGCCCTAGACATTTTGAGGGGTGGGCAAAAAGAAAAGGGATCTCACCTTTTGCTGTAGCTAGATCAGTCTGGACTAAAGGGCTAAAACCTACATTGTTTTTTACAAAGCCATTTGAGGACGCATTTCTAAGGTTACCAGATGATATTATAGAAAAGTTTGGTCTTGATGTAGATGAGTTTTTAGATCAAGTAACAAAAGGGACAGATACTAAAGTAAATTAAAATAAAATAAAATGTCAGCATATACTAAAATAAATGTAAGGAGTCCATACATGATCACACAGGCTGGTACAGGTGTTGGACAATTAATACAAGTAGATTTATACATACATCAAGATCCTAGTAGTGAGCCCGCGTCAGCTACTTACTCACTTTCTAAGAGAGTGCCATCAGCAACACTATTGACAGTAAACTTTGATATAAGTGATTATCTAAGATATTACATAAGCCACACATCATTTACACCAGTAACAGGAGAAACAGCTACAACGACGTCGGAGTATGTTTATTGTAAGGCTATAGTAAAAAGGGCAGGTGTCACACAGCAAACATTATACTTGATAGCATACAATGGATATGGCTATTTTGCTGATGGTAAAAATCCAGTTTTAGATGCTAATATAATGCTAGATGAAGGTGAGTATTATCTACTTAAAAATCAAAACAATGGGGCTTTGTTTTATTTTCAAGAAGAGCATGGAGGGGGTGATGACTGGGACGCTACATACATTTGTTTAGACGGCACGACCGCAAATGTTGATATAGACATGAATGGCACAGAAAATGGACACATACCATACATTCCTGCTGCACATAAAGACAAGGGTGGATCTACTTTAAAAATATATAAGGATAGTGTGCTTTATAAAACATTTACATTTACAGAGGTGTGTGAGCCTAAGTACACTCCATTAGTATGTGACTTTGTTAACAAGTATGGAGTATGGCAGACTATTATATTTTTTAAAGTATCTAAGTCTAATATAAACACAACGAGCAGTAACTTTAATCTAATGCCATCTAGTGTAGATTATAACACCTCCAAAAACATTACTCAAAACTTTAATACAAATGGACTAGAACAAATCCAGGTTAATACAGGGTTTGTAAGAGAGGGTTATTCTGATGTAATACAACAGATCTTATTAAGTGAGTGTATTAGACTAGATGGTAAACCAGTAGTGCCACAAACAAAAAGCCTAGCATTGCAAGAAAGTATTAATGATGGCTTAATAAATTACACACTTACATTTGATTATGCTCATCACATTATTAATAACATACAATAATGAGGACAGTACAACTATATATAAATGATAAAAGAGTAGATCTTTATGGAGATGAAAAGATACAGATCACATCCAGTATACAAACTATATCAGATATTAGCAAAACTCAGTCAGACTTTAGTCAAGCATTCACTGTACCTGCTAGTGATAATAACAATGATATATTTAGCTGGTTTTACAATAATGACTTTGATGGTACTTTTACAGGTAGGACTAGGGCTGAGGCAAGCATTGAGATCAATCACATACCTTTTAAAAGAGGTAAGGTACAGCTTGAGGGTGCACAAATAAAAAAGAATAGACCAGAGTCTTATAAGATTACATTTTATGGTGAGATTGTAACACTCAAAGATTTGTTTGGAGATGATAAATTGAGTGATCTTAATTATGATGATTATGCTCTAGAGTATAATGCAACAAATGTATCAAACTCAATAACAAGCACCGCAGACCTAGATGTAAGGTTTCCATTAATAAGCTCTGACAGAGTCTGGACACATGGTGGTGGTGCAAATACAGATATATCAAATAGTAGTTATCCAATAGTTTGGACTGAGTTGTTTCCTGCATTAAAGGACAGAGCAATCCTTGAGGCTATAAAGGATAAGTATGGATTGACATGGAGTGGTAACTTTATAGATAGTAACTACTTTAAAAAGTCTTTTACATATTTTAAAAATGCAGTAACACCATCAATCTCTGGCGAGCCAGAAAATATAACTTTTAACAACACATCATCTGGATCAACTTTAGTCAATAATGAATACATTGTTAAATATACTGAGCCAACTAGTAGTAGTGCATTTCACCAAATGATATTAACAAATATCACAACATCAGTAAACACAACAGTCATAATTGATACATACAAAAATGGAGAGCTTTTAAGTAGTCAGCCTGTGACTTATAGTGGTAGTGCACAAACAATATACATTGCTCCAAATATACAGAACAGTCCTAGCCTTAATGATGTTTATACATTACAAGCTAGAGCCCAAGGAACTGCATGTACATTAAATGCTACAGTCAGACACACATATATATATTACACTTATGGTGGATCTTTAACTACAAATGCAACAACATTTACACAAGCAATTGATGCACTAGCATTAACTAATAATATTAGCTTTAATAATCTAGCGCCAGACATGAAAGTGGTTGACTGGTTTGGTGGTATTCTAAAACAATTTAATCTCACTATATATCCAACAGAAACAGAGCTTAATTTTCAGATTGAGCCATTAGAGGACTTTTATAACTTTGGTGGTGAGATAAATATTACAGAGTATACAGATACAGAAAGCATAAAAATTGATAGGTTAAAACTATATAAGACTGTCAGTTTTGAGTGGCAAAAATCAAAGGCATTTTTAAATGAAACATTTGAGGGTGAGTATGGGAGAAACTATGGGCAGCTTAAAGAAAAGTTTGACTATGATGGTAAAGACTTTAAAATAAAACTACCATTTGAAAATATGTATTTTAATAAGTTTACAGGTACAAACTTGCAGGTAAGTTATGCTGTTGACTCAGCTAGTGGAGGTAAGAGTTTTATACCAAAACCTGTTAAGTTATTCATGGATGAGCTTAAGAATACAAATGTATCTTTTTATTTTAGTGATGGATCAACAGCTTCACAAATAACACAATACATGCCTTTTGGACAGGATCAGGTTTATAACCTAGAGGACCACTCTCAAAATTTTGGTTTTGAGGTTTCAACACTAAAAGATAATGCAATAGATAAAGGTTTATATATGACTTTTTATAGCTCATATATGATGAACTTATTTAACAGTAAATCAAGAAAGGTAACAGTCAAATGTATACTACCTTTAAATTTATTAGCCACATTATCACTAGATGATAATATAATATTGCGTGAAAAAAAGTACACCATTGACACAATGAAATCAGATTTAACAACTGGAGTAGTTGAGTTTGTATTGATCTCCAATTTTGTTGAGGAGAAAGGTGTGATAGCAACACCAAATGCGCCTGTGCCATCTGATGCTGGTACATTGAATTTACCTTTTAAAATGTTAAAACCTCCAAATGCTACAAAGCAATTTGATGGTGGTGGTGGATATGTAACTTTTGCAGCAACTAGAGAAACACAATTTATAACATTGACATTGCCAGTTACACATACAACAGAAAGAACATTGGATATTACAATACCTAGAAATACAACAGGATCAGAAAGGTCTCAACAGATCCCTGTGACATATTATGATGCGGCTGGTAATGCTATAGAGACAACAACAATTCTAATAAGACAAGAGGGATAATATGATTGATACAATTTTAGAGCTATTAGCACAAGACAAATATATTGGTGTAAGTGAAAACATTGATATAGCAAAAGGTAAGTATAAAATACCTAAGACTATTAAAGAAAAAAAAGAACAGCTTAAAAGAGAGAAAGCATGGCAAAAAAGATAGTAAGAGAGATTGTAATTGATGCGCAGACTAAGGAGGCTATCAAGAACATGGATAAACTCGGTAAAACTTTTGAGGAGGTTTTTGAGGGTGCAAATAAAGGGATAAAACCATTAACAACACAGATCGGTGAGCTTGAGGATGCAATGTATGCTTTAGCAGCAGCAGGTGACACAAGCAGCCAAGAGTTTAAAGATTTACAAACTAAAGTAGGTAATTACAAAAAAGTAATTATTGAAACAGATATGCAAATTGATGCAATGGCACAAACTACGGCCCAAAACTTAGGAGGTGCAATACAAGGGGTATCGGGTGCATTTGCTATAGGCACAGGAGCTATGGGTACTTTTGGTGTAGAGTCTGAGGCTGTTAATGAGGCTTTATTAAGAGTGCAGTCTGCTATGGCAATCACCCAGGGTATTAGTTCTGTTCGTGAAGGTATAAAAGCATTTAAGGGTTTAAAAGCTACTATCATGGCATCAACTGTCGTGCAAAAGATTTTAAATGTAGTAATGTCTTTAAATCCTGTTGGGTTAATTGTTGCTGGTATTGCTGCACTAATTGCTTTAGTTGCTGCACTTTTCAATCCAGTATCTAATTTAATGAGTGCATGGTTTGGTACAGCTGAGGCAACAGAAACAGCAGCTGAGGCAAATGAAAGAATAGAAAAAACTTACAATAAGATCGCTGCCGCATTAGAGAGAACAATAAAGTTAGTTAAAAGAGAGGGCGATCAAGCAATAGAAATAGCAAAACTAAAAGGTGCTACAGATGAAGAGATTTTTGAAATGGAGCAAAAACTTTTAGGCGAACAAATAGCTTTAAACTTAAATGCTATACAATCAAAAAAAGATGGTATTGCTGAAGGCAAGGAGGCATATTTTAAAGCATTAGAGGAAGAGGATTTTGAGACAGCTAAAAGCATTAGAGAAAATAATGATAGGAGGAGACAAGAGCTTAAAGACTTACAAGACATAGATGATCAATTTTGGCATACAAGACAAAAGAATAGACTTGAAGATGAAAAAAGACAGCAAGAGGTTAGGAGGAGAAACTTTGAGAAATACAAGGCTATGGTCAAAAAGAGGCAAGATTTTGACAGGCAAACAGAGGATATGGAGCAAGCTAATAAAGAACAGACAATGGCTGTTCAGCTTGAAACATTAGGAATACAATTTGAGAGAGAAAATACAAAACTAGATGAGGCATTAAAAAACAGAGAGATCACACAAGCTCAACATGACGAGAGAATGTTGGCGCTAGAGGAACAATTTAGATTAAAAAGAAATGCGATTGTAGACTCTTTTAATATTGAAATGGAGGCAAAGGATGTGCCGGATGTATCACAAAATTTAGCTGTACTAAACAAAAAAGCTGAGACAGAGGAGCTAGGTAAAATTGAGAAAGCATTTAGGGATAATAGTGAAAGGTTACATCAGATCTCTGAGGATAAAAAGTTTAAAGCTACACAACAAGGACTAGAGGCAGCAGGTCAAGCATTGAGTGGACTATCTGGTTTAAGTCAAGCTATAACAGAGGCTGAACTTGCAAAGGCTGGAAATGATGAAAGGAAAAAAGAGGCTATTAGAAAAAAGGCTTTTGAGAGAGATAAAAAGATACAACTTGCAACAGCTATTGTGACAGGTATTCAATCAGTTATGAGTGCTTATCAATCAGGATCAGCAATGCCTGTAATCGGAATTGTCATGGGGCCGTTAATGGCTGCAATCGCTGCAGCTACAGCAGCAATGAATATTAAAAAGATTAAGAATACAAAATATGAAAGTGCATCGCCAACAACTGGGACAGTACCAACAGCAGCAAGTGCGGTAAGTGCACCACAATTTAATATAGCTGGTAATAGTCCAGAGAATCAACTAGCACAAACATTAGGTCAAGATCAACAACCTGTAAAAGCCTTTGTTGTCGCGGGTGATGTAACAACAGCACAAAGTATGGAAAGAGATAAAGTAGAGTTAAGTGGGATATAAAATAAAACATACATAATAAAATAAAGTAATTTAAATATGCAAGAAATAGAATTATTTATCAGAAACGAAAAAGAAGATGGGGTTTTTGCAGTATCATTAGTTGAGAACCCAGCGATCGAAGAAAATTGGGTGGCATTAAGTCAACAAGAAATAAAGTTAAAAGTTGCTAATGAAGATAGAAGAGTAGTGGTTGGCATTGCCTTAATCCCTGAAAAAAGAATTTATCGCAAGCTGAAGGACAAAGAATTTAACATTTATTTTAGTAAAGAAACTATTGCAAAAGCACAAGAGTTATATATGCGAAACTTAAACGCAAATAACGTAACTAGTGAGCATGAAAAGCCTGTAAAAAATGCGACAGTTATAGAGTCCTGGATCGTAGAATCAGAGGCTAATGATAAGAGCAATTTATATAAATTAAATGCTCCTTTAGGTAGTTGGGTAATTATGATGAAAATAAATAATTCACAAGAATGGGAGTTAATTAAAAAGGGGGAGTATAATGGTTTCTCCATAGAGGGGATGTTTCAAGGATTTGAAAATTTAGAAGCAAGTACACAATTATCTGAAGATGAATTAATGGTTGAAAAAATTAAGGATATAATTAAAAACACGACAAAGTAAGTTTATAATAGTTATATAATTATATAGTTAAATAATTTAAAAATGAGATAAAATGAGCAAAGCAGGTGATACATTAAACGCAATTAAAACAGCTTTAGGAATGGAAGTTGAAGTTAAGTTAGCAACAATGAAACTAAATGACGGAATAACTGTTTTAGAGGCAGACGCTTTTGAATCAGGTAATGCTGTTATGATTGTAACAGAAGATGAACAAAAAATCGCTTTACCGATCGGCGAGTATATTCTTGAGGACGAAAGATTATTAATAGTAAAAGAAGAAGGTATTATTGATAGCATTGTTAAAAAAGAGGAGGAAGTAAAAGAAGAGGTAAAAGAAGAGGTAAAAGAAGAAGCTCCAGCCGTAGAAGAAGAAGTTGCAGCATCGAACAAACCTACAGAAACTATAGCAACTCCAAAAAAGATTGTTGAAGCTATTTCAAAAGAATCTTATTTTTCAAGTGAAGATATGGATGCTATTGGAAAATTAATTGATTCTAAGCTTGCTGAGTTTAAATCAAATTTAACACTATCAACAGATGTACAAAACGAAGAAAAAGAAAAAGAAGAAAAAG